TATAGAAACAATAGATATTATTAAATCTAGACTCACTAGGGAAGAGTTTATTGGATACTTAAAAGGATCAAAGATGAAGTATGATCTTCGTTACCCATTTAAGAATGCATTTGAAGAAGATTTAGCTAAGTCAGAATGGTTTAAGAATAAACTACTTGAAGTGGTAAGAGATGAAGATGCAGTTAATCCACCAGAGGTAGAAGCTATATTAGAAAGGTTTAATGACGAATAATGTCACCTATTGTCAATACTGACGTGCAGATGCCTCAACATATGCTTGAGGCACTTACATTACATGAAACATATTGTGTAATGTCAAACATTACAAAGGTAAGTGATGCTGAAGTGCGTCAATGGTTGTTAAAGAATTTTGACAAAAATATGTCAGATGATTTTAGTTCTGAATATTTATTTAATAACCAAGTTTCTTAAGTAGATCTGAAGTAATAACACCAGCATAAGGTTTCATTTGTAATGCCCTTATGTCTGTTTGAGATGGATTCAATGGATCTTTAATACCACGTTGTTCTACTACCTGTGGTAATAACTCAAATATATTGTGTTGTTTACCTATTCTTCCAATACCTTCACCAGCAATACCTCTAGGATATGATGGATGGCCAGAGTTCATAATGATTGGTTCATCTGCAAATATCTTACCAATATTCATAATGCCAGCATCTGGTGCAGTTAATTGTTTTGGATCTGCTACAGACAATCTTGCCTCGCCTAATCCTAAACCACCTTTATCTCTAAATTCAACGTCTAGAAGGCCTTTTAATTGTTTTCTAACAGCATCTGGAGCAGCCCTGTATTGGTCAATAGATTCTGGATTACTAACACCTTTCCAATTAGGAATAAGTTTGTTAATAAGTTTATCCATTTGCTTCTTATCTGTTTTACCTAATGATGCGTCAGCATAAGATAGCATTGTTTCACCAGTCATGTGTGCAAAATCGCCACCACTTGGTGCCATCCTCCATGCCATATACAATGGATCTTGACCTGTAATTTGTTTAATTGTTTGAGCATTATTTACGATTTGTTTTACAGGTGCTTGTCCAGATGCCCATACTTGACCAGCATTATTAAACATATAATCTTGGCCACCTTTAAGATCAATAGGTCTATTAAGCATGACATCATTAATACCTACTAATCTACCACCAGCAGCTGTTCTATCTGACATAGAAGTAATAAATGGTTTACCTTCAAAGTCAGCAAGTGATACTGTAGGAATATCTTGTCTACCTGTTGGCTCAACAATAGTCTTAAGGTTTTGTAACTTTAATTGTTCTTTAGCACGAGGATCAAAACGAGGATCAAATCCTTTTTCACCTACCTTAGTTTCAAGCAATCCTTTAGATACTTTACCAATATTGCTTGTGCTTAATCCAAGATATGGATCTTGTAAATATTCTGGCATCTGTTCATAGCCAGCTTTATATCTTTGTGCTGCTGGAAAATTACCAGATAAAATATCTTCTAACTTCATCTTAATCCTTAGTCATCTAGTTCTTGAAATTCTGTATACACATCTAAGTTATCGCCAGATATTTCCACTAGACTGCCATCATCAAACTCAAGATAAATTGTTTGAGAGTTAAAGTCTACTTCACAGCTGACAATAGTTTTACCTACAATTTTGTTACATAATCCTTGAATATCGCCAGCCATACGAGTCCTTAAATGTTAATAAGAGATTCTTTACCTACTTTTTGTGATTTGTTTGATCTTGACCATGCACCACAATCTTGACACTGATACCTCTGGAATATAGATACTCTAGATTTTACTTCACCACGCTTATGTAATTTGCGTGAACTGCAATTTGGACACACAGTATTTGCGTTATACGCATTATGGTTAGGATGTTGTTTAATCCAACCCTTTAATCTGTCATATAAATTTTCTAATAGCACTACGTCATTCTTATTGTAGGCCTCCATACGTTTCCAAGCTGCACGATCATTATTCATAACCTTTAGCCACAATTCGTGGCCTTCGTGGTCAGTTTTCTTACCAATACCTAAACGTTGAGAAACATAATCTAATTTATTAGAAACAAATCTAAAATTACTTTTTACTACTCTTAATAAGTCAATGTGTTTTACTGGGCTTGGTGGATGCATACCAGCTTCTAAGAATTCTTTATTGAGCATGGGTATATCAAATCGTTGGCCATTATAGTGCACGATCACGTCAGCCTCTTCCATAAGAGAGTGAATGCTTTTTAACATTGTCTTACGATCTGTTTTATATATGGAGTCAAACATAATCTTTGATTCACCATACCACTTAGCTGCATAACATAATGTGTATGAGCTTTCTAGTAATTGATTAAGAGCTACATTCTGTTGCCAGATACCCCATACTGTTGCTAAGTTTGGAGCACATTCAATATCTAGTAAAAGTATTATCATAAGTATTCTCTAAGATTGAGATACTTAATTATACTCCCTCAAAGAGCCTTCTTTCATCTAAACGTCTGTTTTGTAAACCTTTTAATATCTTACCACCAGCCTTGCAGTACTTAACTAGCGATTCCATAGCAGCCTTTTTATCACCACGAAGCAATGCTTGACGAATAGTGGAACGTTGAAATGTTCCCAAACCAAGATTGAAGCTAAAGCTAACGAGAGCATCAAACTCACATTGCTTAAGTTGCACGTTAGGTAGCATTTTACATACTCCCAACTCAAAGCGATTGAGGTCACGTTTAAGAATTCCATCTATTTCCTCTTGTGTAAAAGTTCTATTCCAATCTGCAGGAAGCGATTTACCATCACCAATAAGGTGACCAACACCAACAGTCCAAAGACCAGCAGGACAACGATAGGGCTTATTACGCACACCTTCATGATGTTTAATAAGAATGATTGCACGTTGTGATACTTTCACTTATTTTTTTTCCCAAGTTCTAGATCCAAAATAAAAGCCAATGATTGATCCAACAATAGACATTTCTTCAGAGCTAAAAATAATATCCATTGATGTACCAAAGTCTGCACCTGTATGGACTGCCCACCAGAAGCCAGCTACATCAACGAACACAAGTAGTGTAACGAATGTAAAAGCAATGATGGGTCTTACGCAAGCGTTAAGAGTTTTTACCCATTGTGATGATTGCTCTACAAGTTTAGCATCATGTTCATATAACGCTTGACGTTCTTGTGCATACGTTTCAGCATTAGTTTGCTCTAACTCAATAGCAGCAATTTTCTCTTGTGATACAAACCCAGCTTGTGCCATACGCATAGCTTGTTCATTTTGTAACATAGCCATTTCACGTTCATGCTTTTGGTCACCCTTTTGCTGGAAGAAACCTAAAATACTAGGTAGGCCTGCTGTAGCAAAACCTAACACAGATGATAATAATGCAAACATTTACAACTCCTTAGGATCAAAGCCAAATTCTTTGGCAACTTTTTTTTGCATACGTTTAAATTCACCCTTATGAGATAAATACTTTTTTGAGTCTGGCTCATTAATGTATATACCCATGTGGATTAATTCATGTAGCATTGTTTTACAAACTACATCTAAAAATGTACATTTTCCAGTAGAAATCATGATCTCATGTTTAGAATTAAATTCTTTTTCTTCTGGCTTATACTCACCATAAGCATCTTCAGTATCTTTAATAACAAACTTTACTTTACTGGATGGAGGATATTTAGCGTATGTTTTATAAATTGGTGACGATACAAAAGTTTCATATAGGTGACATATAAACTCTTTTGTAATGTATGTCATTTTGCTAATGGATTAACAGTAGCGTGTTTGATAGTGTTTAATTTTTCATCCATAGCCTCTACAGTAGCAGTTAATTCTTTTCTAAGACCACTAACAGTTGCAGATGTTTCACGACTTAATACAATAGCATCTGAAATCTTTTCTGAAGTTCTAATATTAGAATCAGCAATAGCCATAATTCTTTCGTTCTGTGCTTTGACTTGAACTTCCAATGTGGCAATTTTTTCATTGATAGGACTTAAGTCTATCTTTTCCATAGCGTCTGCTGTGTCGTTCATCTTGTTGTAAAAGGTCACTGCTGCGTATCCTATTGAACCTACGATTGGAATCACCAATAATAATGCTTTCAGCATCGTTTGGCTTGATAAGGTCAATGAGAAAGTTTTGGTTTCTGGTGTATCCATTAGATATTTCCTCTGTAAATATAAATTGATCTGTTATCTGTTGCTGTTGTATAATAGGTGCATTAAGAATTTCTAAACTAAGGACAATTCCAAAACCATGTACAAGTTCTTTTCCCTTTGGTGCTTCAAGTTTAGGACTATCCTTGCTATCATTTTTTTGTTCAGCTTTTGGTGTATCTTTTGCTGTATCTTTGGGGTTATCTTCTTTTGTTTTTGGTGTATCTTTAACTTCCTGTTTTGGTTGTTCAACCTTGATTTCAACAGGAGTAGGTAATGGACTTGTTTCAACTGGTGCTTGCTGTTGCACTACTGGCATTGTATTTGTTACTGTGGTTTGATTCACAGGATTAAGTGGTGAAGTTGGACTCACAGGACTAGATATATTAGTTACATTAGTAGCAGACTTAACGCAAGTATTTGTTGTTTCTACCCACGCACCAAATATAGGACTTCCATAAGGATCTGGACAAGATGATATTCTTGTTTCTGTAATAGATCCTACGTAGTCAGGTTGACAGCTTAAAGTTCTTGTTTCGGTGCTGGTTTGGCACGTTGGAGGATCTTGCGTGC